TATGCTTTGTTATCGCTTTTGTATTGTGGTATTTCGATTCCACATTTACAATTTCAATAATAGGTATATTATATACACTTTATTTATTCTCGTTGACGAAGAATCGTTAAATTAATTAATTTTATAGAATTTTCTTCATTTAATATCTTGTTAGGAAAGATATTAATATGTGTGATACAGGTAGTAGTCTTGTATCACGAGTCAGCATTTCAGATAAATATATTTATTTGGGATGTAATGCGCTTTCATTTGAAAGATTAAGAAAATTCTGTACTTGTAAGTATATTTCTGTACGTGGCGTGCAGAAGTATATTTGTACATACTAGGTCAGCGAGTTAAGCGTTTAAATTAAACAGGTAGCTGCTTATGGCTAAGTGAAAGTCTTTCTCTTTCCGTTAAATGTATCGTTAATCAGAATCCGAAATGATTTAAAACTTCATGTTAAATTTAACTATATCATGAATCTATGAAACTATACACTATCTTAAAGAAAGTTATATGATTATACAAATCTAAGGGTACACTGTGCCTTAATCGGAGATTGGTTAATCCCACTCCCAATCTTAAGCTGAATATCTGTTTTACTAGTTGAAAAAGATAAATGTTTTGTGATTTAAAACATAACATCTAAGTTGAGCATGATCTGTGAACATTTTTATGGGGTTATAACTGTTTAAGTAAACTCAATTACAAAGCATTATGAAAAAGAAGCTAGTGAGGATTAAGTTCTAGCAGGGAACTTAATTTACACAAAGAGGCCATAGAGTTGTAGAAAGTTTAATCGTATTTATTTTAGATGTTTTTTGGAGAATTGATATAGCTTGAAGGCAGCAAGTTTGGTATTTTACATAAAATACCCTTATACAAAAATGTTTTCTCAATATAGTAATGAATCAGTGGAAGAATCTGCAATAAATAATTATTACTCCGAAGATGAGTTTTACTGCAATTTTAAAATGCACCAAGTAAGTGCATACAATCATAAGAATATGCAAAAAGATAACACTTACGCCAAACAGTATTTTATTATAAATAAGGATAATGAGTGCGTAAGAGTAACTAAAAAATTTTTTGATACACATAAGATTTTTGTAAAAAAGATTAAATGTCTAGATGGCGTTAAATATTATAGTTTGCGTTCAAAATTGGCCAAAGAAACATTTAATGTAAAAAATTATAGCCCTCAATTTTTGATTACAGCATGTCGAGATATATACCAATTTTTTAAGGATAAAATAGAATTTGTTAGAGCTATTAGTGCTAATTATAATAATCCACATATGAATTCTTTTATTATTGATTTTTCGTGTTTAATGGCTGATATGTTTGGATTTAAAGGAATGTCAGCGTGGTTAACAATATTGTGTCGCATATATTCATTAATAATACGTTTTGTAGACTTTAGAAATGCACACAGATATGAAAGACAAAGTAATATTTATGATGTTTCTTTAGGTGTAGCTATGATGGGGATGCCTCGTGAGATAGTGCAGAAATTACAAATTTTTCAAAGCTTAGCTACTTCAAAAATAGTTAATTCTTCGTTATTAGTGACGTTGTTAAGAAAATTTTTTAATTTAATTTTTGATATGATAAATTATATAGGTAGACTTTATCCTGAAAATGAAACATTAATGTCTATTAAACAATTCTTGGAAGAAAACTTTTCGTTTATAGTACACTTGGAAACAGCAGATACAGTTAGTGAATTGTATACTAGATATTATAAGAAACCAGATATAATGCAGAATATTAAATTTAGGGAAGAAGTATTGCAGGTAGAAGGAAAATTGAATAATCCTGATTTTTTAAAATTTTTATGTAATCCAGAATTTAAGCATATGAAGGAGATAGTTAATGCGTTTAAATTTAATATAGTCAAGTATGCTAAAACTTTTACAATTAGCTCAAAAGTAGAACCTGTTTGTTTTATGTTTGAAGGAATAGCAGGAAGTGGAAAATCGACAATGATGAACAAATTAGTTGAATTAATGAAGGAGGATAATAAATCTGTATATACACATATTTTTCCATCTATTGAATGTGCTAAAGATTTTTATGATGATTATGAGAATCAAGATGTAATGGTTGTTGATGATATAGGACAGCAAGGAACTTCTCAATGGAGATCTATTATAAATTTTGTGTCACCCGTAAAAGTCCCTCTTGATTGTGCAACTGCAGAAAAGAAAAATACAAAGTTCTTTAATTCAGAGTTAATTCTTGGAACAACTAATAATCTGTCAAATTTACAGGCTTTTACAGATCGCGATTGTATTTCTACACCTGAGGCTTTATTTAGAAGAATACATTTAATACAATTTAAATCTACAGAGAGGTATGATCTCAATTATAGGAAGTATGATTTTAAGAAAGATGGTACGTGGAAGATTCAGTTTATTGATAGTATGAAAAATTGCCGTATGCCGTTAGCGTGTCAAGGTGAGTTTCATAATGAAGAAGATGAGGACAAGATTGTTGTATGGGTGTATTCTATAATAAAATATGCTTTAGAGATGAACAAAAAATATTCCTTACAAAATACAACGAGTAAACAGAGATTAGAAGGAATGCTTAATAAAGTGAATGAGAATGTTGAGGAATATTTTGAAGCGCAAATGTATTCACCACCGAAAAGGTTTTCTTTTAATGCTGGAGAGTTGACTATAGATGATAATAAAAGTTGTGAAACTTCATACGATGGTTTTTCTTTTAAGAATAAGTGTGAATTTTATGCGGATTCGGTTAAAACCATACTTAATAATGTTTATTTAAGCACTGAAACTGTATTTAGGTTTTTAGTAGATAAGTGTAAAAGTTTTTTGGCTATGACTTTTGAGCATATAACGAGTGGAAATCTTGTTGTAGCTTTAGTAGGATTAATCTTCTCTGTAGGTTTATATTGGTTTTTTAGGAATGACACAATGAGTATACAGGAAGAGTTATATGAAGTGCAAGATAAAAATGGTGTTAATTTAGATCCAATTCAGGGACGTATTAAGGAACACACATTTGTTGTCAAATGTATGTCGCAAATAGATGGGATAGAAGTAGAGCATGTAGCTCATTGTATTATAAGTGGTAATACAATATTATTAAACGACCATTTAGTGGGAGAAAATCCCGTCTTAAATATATACAAGACTTTTACTGATTTAGAAAAGGATAATATTATGTTTAACAATTTAATTTGTAAAATAGAGACGCGACTACCAGAAGAGGATTTATGTATATTGAAATGTGATAGATTTCCAATTACACCTATTAAAAAATTTAAATTTAATGTAAATGAAGCAGAAGTTAATATAAAAGGTGGAGACGTCATGTTTGTGATCAATCCTACTCTTGAGTTACCGTTGTATAATAGGATTAATAGTAGTGTCACAAAACACATGGTAAAATATCAAGCCGGTACTAAAACGTATGCTATGACAGCGGGACAAACCATTAGCTATCCTGTTAGTATTTCAGGTATGTGTGGATCAGCGCTAATAGATAAATTAGGCAATATAAGAGGTCATCATGTATGCGGCAATAATAATGAAGGAATTATAAAAATATGGAGTGAGAGAACTTTGAAGAAAATAGAAGCTATGTTTAAAGATAATACGTGTTCAGTAGTTGACTATGATTTAAAAGATAATAATTATTCGTCGTATTCTGGAATTAGACTGTTTAATACAGATCTAAAACCTATTAATGGTAGAGGTAAATCCAAGATCGTTCAAAGTGATTTGTTCGACATTAAAGATGAAGCTATTTGTAACGAGTTGACTTCTTTAGAAATGAAAGGTGTTATAGCGCCATTAGTATCGAAAGCTCCGGCTAACTTAAGTGTGTATGGACAAAAAACTACCATTGAGTTATCAAAAAAATCTTATAAACCTATCCCTTATATTAAACAAGAAGAGCTCGTTTACGTGCGTGAATGTTTAGAGAGCTTGATGCCACCGTCTTTTGAAAAGATATCATTACAAGAAGCAGTATTTGGAAATGCAGATATTAGAAAAATAAATAAGGATTCTGCTAATGGATATGGGTATGAGAAGGATAAAACATTATATATTGATTTTGAAGCTCAGGTTATAAAACCTTTATTAGAAGAAAAAATAGAAAGTTTTAAGTCAGCTGTGTTAAATAATAATTTACATCCCAGAGATATATTGTGTAAAGAAGCATTAAAAGACGAATTGCGTACTACGGAAAAAATAGATAAACCTAGATTGTTCAGAGTGTTACCTTTACACCATACTATTTTAGTGAAGCAGTACTTGGCTGAATTATTTGTATATCTTAAACAAGAGATGTGGAATAACGGAATTGCTATTGGAATGAATCCTTATTTAGATTTTGAACAATTGTATAATAAATTGACGGTGAATAAGATAATATTCGATGGAGATTTTGGATCTTATGATGGAAGTGCACCTTCACAATTGCAAGATTTGATAGCTGATGTAGTGTTGTGTAGGTTTCAAGGAAGTAATGAAGATAAGCGCATATTACATGTCCTACTTATGTCTATGATACGTTCTTACGTTTTAACTCGTGAGCAGTTAACTTTAACAACCCATTCTATGCCATCAGGATGTTGGGTAACAGCATTATTTAATAGTTTGTTGAATCGCTGCTTGACAGCTTTGTGCATAATAAGAAATAAAAGAAGTGCTTCCTTGCATGATTTTCATAGTATAGTTGATTTTGTTTTAGGTGATGATAAAATTGTTAGCGTTCCCGCTCGATTAGGAGAAGTTGTAAATGCAGTTACTATGAGGAAGGTAGCAGAGTCTTTAGGCATGTCATATACAGATGCTAGGAAAGGAGATATAGTAGAACCGAGTAAACAGATAGAAGAATGTCAATTTTTGAAGCGAACGTTTAGGTTTAATCCGATGCTACAGAAAATAGTAGGTGTGCTTGAGATGAGTACTTTAATTGAGTCATTGAGATATTGGTCGTTAGATAAAACATATGAAGAAGTCATGAATGGTAAATTGACAGCACTCCAATATGAGTTATTTTTATATGGAACGCAATGTAAAAAATTATTGAAAATGATTAAAGAAAAAGCCAGGAATGAAGGAATTTCTTTTATAGATTTTAAGGAGGACGTTATAATGAAAACGATGATGGACAAGGAAATGTATTCCATAATGTTGTCTAATTTGAATAAATTTGACTTTATAAATATATAATATATAATTTTAATTATGCAATTTTTATACTAATTAAATATACTGTTTTTTAATTTTATTTTACAATTTTATAATTAAGTTAATTAATTTTTTATTTTTCCTATAATATAGACTATTTTTAGCTATCACTTATAGTATATTAGTAATACCTTCTAATGTTTTTGATGCGAAAACAGGGATGGCTAATATTGTAAAAGCATCGCAAATTATACATATATTTATGTCGATATGTATTTTATAAAATGACATAGCAATACCAAACTTACAAATAGATAATGAATTTCAAGAAAAAATAGAATACGATTTACATAAAAGTAATGATATAGTGTCAACTAGTATTGCTAGTATTCAGACTAGAGAAATAAATGATATGACAAAGAAATTAATAGTACCACGTACACATATTGATGAACCATTTAAAATAGACGTTAAACCATTTATTAATAGACCTTTTTATGTCGGCTCTGTTAGATGGTCGCAGAATATTCCGCAATATCAATTAATAAATAATTCTATAGAAAAATTACCTCGTGATATAATTAATTCTAATGTGTCTTTAAGAAATGGACTCAAAGTTGGGTCTTTATATAGAATGGCTGGACAATTGAGTATCTCAGTTGCTGGTACTATTGGTCATGCCGGTTGTGTTTTAGTTGGCATAATACCTCCATTGCCCAATACTTTAGATTATTCCGCAAACCAAGTAACTCTCGTAAATACTATATTATCGGGACCTCATGCATTTCTACATGCTAATGAGGCGACTTCAGTTCTTCTTGACATACCGTGGTATTGTAATACTGATTATGACTCTCTGGATGTAGATAGTGAGGATTCTTACAAGCCAGCGATTTCCTTAAATAATTATCCAGGTACCTTTGCAACCTTAGTTTTTCTAGTATTAAACCAGTTAATGGCTTCTTCTGGTTCTTCTACAGCATTAAATATAACGATTGAAGCCAATTTAACTAATTTAGAAGTAGCAGTACCTACTCCCCGTTACATTACGTATAATCCGCAATCTTATTTTAGTAATTTAGGTACCTCTCTTATTGATTCTGCGACAGGGTTCGCTAAATCTTTTATTGGAGATGCTATTGATGGGCTTAGAGGAGCCATCCGTTATTATACAGGGTTGCATAACCCAAATCTGCCTCAAATTCAGTCATCTACTCTTATGCTTCAAAGGAATAGGTTAAATAATGTTGATACTTTACAGTATATGGAGAATCTTGACCCAAATGCAAATTTTGTTAGAATTGTGCAGGAACCAATTTTTAATACAGACGTTGATGAAATGGCATTGAATCATATTATCCAGAAAAAGCAATACATTGGTACCTTTGGCGTTAATTATTTAGATCCAGTTGGAAAGTTACTTTTTGTTAGACCAATTTCTCCTTATCAAGGTGGGCTGCAAACTATTACTAGTTATGATTCAGAATTGGCACCTTGTCTAGCTAACAATATAGAAGCTATACATCTCCTAACTCGTGCATGGAGTGGCAATATTAAAATCACGATTCAATCTGTAATGAATAATAAACAACAAGTGAAATTGCGGCTTATACAATTGTATAATCCATCTCCTAAAGTACTTACTGGTTATCCTGATTATCAAACAGTTTTACAAGCACCTTCACATCTTCTAGAATTCTCCGCTGGAGGACAGACGCAAGAAGTTATTTTGCCTTATTTAGCAAGAAATCAAATGTTATTAAACGCAAGAGATAGTACCTTAGAGGCGTTATTGCATGGGCTATATTATATATACGTAGCTCAGCCCTTGGTTTATTCTTCAGGTTCCCCTTTGACAGCTTATTTTAATGTGTATATTAGTATGGAACCAGGTACGGTATTTTATGGTTATTCTACTGAGTTAATGTATGCCAATGGTCCGGTTAATAATCCTTTAGGTAGGATAGAAAACTATAAACCTCAAAGTTATGTTATGAATAAACCTCAAAAACAAGATGATAAAGTAGCTACGAGTATTGAATTACACGAAAATAATAGGTTATTACCTTTGGTTGATATAAGACCGTTGATAAGAAGAACTTACCGGTACATACCATCATCTCAAATCGTACATGCTATGCAACAGACAAATGTAGTAATAGAACTAGAAGATTTAATAGGAGAAAATTTAAATTTGGCATCTGACATTCCCGCTTCTCCTTGTGTAGTTCTGTCCAAAATGTATTACGGAAAGCATGTTGGTTTAAAAATGCGGGTTACGGTTAAAACTTTGGACGGAGATTATAATCCTTCTATTCGTATAAATTTTGTACCTCCGCAATACTTTACATATATGAACAATATAGATACTATAATAGGTGCAGGTCTCGTGACGGACGATATTAGCGGTTATTCGATGGAAAACTGTGTATATCCTCTTAATTATATTTCAATACCAGTTCCCGGATCTAGTAATGATTCAAAAATATTTGAATTTATAATACCGAATGTTAGTCCTTTAAAATTCATTGGTGGTCCTTTAAAAATGATTCGTGAAACATTAATACATTATGTTAAAACGGCATCTTCAGATTTAGGTAACGTGCTTTTATCTATAAGAAGTACAACCGACTCAAATTATTCTATCACTGTTGAGTATTCTTTTACAGATGAAACTAGATTAGGTTTTCATTGTATTGCACCAATAGTTGAACGAATGCATACCAACGATGATCCGGACATTTATGACACACCTAATGTTGGGACTGTTAATTCACTTATATCGCAACCCAAAATAGAACTAAATCCATATTTATACTATACTAAAAAGACAGCTTAGATGTTGCTGTATAAAATAACATTAATACAAAATATAAAGTAAAGAAAATACTATAAAATTAATATTAGGGCTACGGAGCCTACCGCAGATACTTTCGAATGAAAATTTTCAT